GGGGTTACATGCCTTACCCCAACAAAATCATAAAGGACGGTACCGTACTCATCGACCTCACCGACTCCACCGTGACCCCCGCCACGCTCATGCTCGGCACCGTGGCCTACGGGGCTGACGGCAGCAGGCTGGTGGGCACGCACGAGGACGTGGACGGGGACTCGCTGGGCTACGGCGCGGCGCTCGTGGGGTCTGCTGTGGTCGGCACGGCGGTAATCATCGGATAAGGAGGCATCATGGCTTACACCCCAGTTGGCTGGCAGACGGGGGACACCATCACGGCAGACAGGCTCAATCGGATGGACAGGGGGTGGGGGTACGAGAGCACGGAGCTGTTCAGCGAGACGGTCACGACGGCGGAGCAAAACGGCATATATGGTGCCGCGCTTGCCTATTCGGATGTCATCGACGCGGACAGCATCATCGTCACGTTCGACGGCATGGAGTACGTCTGCTCTCGCATCGACAAATACGGCACCCACTTCTACGGCGGCTTCGGTGAGCAGGGGCCTGTGTTCACGGAGTACCCGTTCTTCCTTTCATCAGGTAGAAATGGAAACACGGTCTACACCGAGACGGCGAGCACGCACACGGTGGCGGCTTCGGTCACGTCCTTGCAGACCTCAGCCGACTTCGCCGCAGCCGTCAGCATGGCAAGCCCCATCGACGCGAGCCTCTTGCCGTTCCGCTGCGTGCCAAGCGTGACCACCTACGCGGAGATGAGGGCGGCGGCAGTCGCGGGCAGGCTGCTCTACTTCTACACGGAGCATGGCGATTTCCACCTCGTCATCAGCTTCCAAAACGAGGCAAGCGCAACGGCGGTCACGGCCTACCCAGAGGGGCAGGAGAACGTGGAGACCTACGGCTTCAACGGCGACATGGTGTTCAGCGTGTTCATTTACTAAGGAGGAGCGCCCATGAGCAAGGTCAGCATCACCCGCTCGAAGCTGGACGCCCTCGCCAACACCATCAGCACCAAGAGCGGCGCGGCGCTCCCGCTCACGCTTGACCAGATGGACGCGGCGGTGCAGTCGATAGACCTCACCACGGGCAGCGTCTACCAAGACCAAGACGGCTTCCTCGTGGTGGACGATGGCGAGTCCTCCGCACCGCAAGGCAACGTCTCCATCACGGCCAACGGCACCTACGACGTAGCGCAGTACGCAGGCGCTAGCGTCGAGGTGCCAGTGGGTATGAGCGAGACGGACTTGAGGAAGTACATCGCGAGGGACGTCACTTTCAGGGACATCGACTGGCCTGATGGGATGACTAATATCGGGCCTTATGCATTCGCAGGCTGCTCGTACTTCAACCCATCCGGTCTGCCAAGCGGCATAACATACATTGCAAGCAACGCATTTAGCGGATGCTCAAACCTTGCCCTGACGGAGCTGCCAAGTGGCATAACGTCAATCAACGCATACACGTTCTACAACTGCCCTAGTCTTGCCCTTACAAGCTTGCCAAGTAGCGTAACAAGCATTGGAATCTACGCGTTCTACGACTGCTCTAGTCTTGCCCTGACAGAGCTGCCTAGTGGACTTACAAGAGTCTCGTCTTACGCATTCTGCGGATGCTCGAACCTTGCCCTGACGGAGCTGCCTAGTGGATTCACAGGTATTGATAGCGCGGCATTCCTTAATTGCAGCAGCTTGGCCATTACTGAGATACCCAGTAATGTGACATCACTTGCAAATAATGCTTTCTGTGGATGTACTAGCCTGACGTCCATATCGAGCACTGGCCACATAACATCGGTATCTTACCCCGTCTTTACGGGGACCAATAAGAACCCTACGATGCAGCTCAGGTCGGCCAGTTTTCCTAACATGGAGACCTCTTCATCCATCGGCTACGTCTTCGGCAACACGACAGCCGCCAACGCCTGCCAGCTCTTGGAGTTCTGCGACATCGGCTCGACAACTGGCATCGGGGCAAACGCCTTCGCCAATTGCTATGCGCTTGAGAAGCTGGTGCTACGCAAGACCGCATCCGTCTGCTCGCTCAACAGCGTGAGCGCGTTCCTCAACACGCCCATGCGCGGCTACGACGGCAAGACGGGCAAGGTGTACGTCCCGTCCGCGCTCATATCGAGCTACCAGACGGCCACCAACTGGGCGACGCTCTACAACGCTGGCACGGTCGAGTTCTTGGCCATAGAGGGGAGCGAGTACGAACGTGATTAGGACTGAATCTCTCACCATCGGCGGCAAGGCGTTCACGCGAACCTACTCAGACGCGGGCCTCTACGTCGTGCGCGACGGCATCAGCTACGACGAGGCCATCGACCCGACCGACCTTGGCCGCACCTATACGGAGGGATTGCCCATCGACGCCGACGAGGCCACGGAGCTTCTGGGCATCCTGACTGGGGAGGCCGAATGATTACCCGAGAGCAGGCACGCGCGATGCGTGCGCTCATTGAGCAGGCGTCGGAGTCGCTGACAGACGAGCAGGCCGTGGAGGCACCGCAGATGTTCCCCGCGTGGCGCGTGGGCGTCGCATACGACATCGGCGACCGCAGGCAGCACGGCGGCACGCTCTACACCTGCGTGCAGGCCCACACGAGCCAAGCCGACTGGGAGCCAGCGGACACGCCCGCGCTGTGGAGGGTCACGACGCCCGAGGGCACCATACCCGACTGGTCGCAGCCCACGGGGGCGCACGACGCATATTCCAAGGGTGACCGCGTGCGCCATCTCGGCAAGGTGTGGGAGAGCGAGGTCGACGCCAACGTGTGGGAGCCTAGCGTCTATGGATGGGTGGTGGCCGAATGAGCGACAGCCTGACCATCTTCGGCACCGACTACACGGGCGTCACGGGCATCAAGGCCAAGGGCACGGGCAACGGGACGCTGACCTACGTGCGACCCACGGGCACCAAGTCAATCACCGAGAACGGCACGGGCATCGACGTGGCGAGCTACGCGAGCGTGGACGTGGCCGTGCCAACAGGCGGCGGCACTCCGTCCCTCCAAAGCAAGACCGCCACACCCACGGAGCAGCAGCAGACCGTAAGCCCAGACTCGGGCTATGACGGCCTCAGCAGCGTCACGGTGGGGGCCATCCCGTCCACCTACGTCGGCAGCGGCATTACTCGACGATATGATGAAGATATCTCCATCACAGGCAACGGCAGAGTCGGAAAGAGAGTGGAGTTTCCAGCTGGCTATTATGAATATGGTGGACAGAAGAACCTTGGTGTAGCAAGTATTGACATTCCTGACACGACGGTAACGGCTAGCCCGTCAATCAGCATCAGTAGTACAGGTCTAATTACGGCATCGTCCTCCGCTTCTCAGGAGATTGTCGCATCAGTCACACGAGAAGGCTGGGCGTTTACAGATTTGCCGCCAGATGCCACCATCACCGTTTCTGGTTCCAACACGTTGCAGCTAGATACTCAGGCGGCAACGACCATCACGCCCAGCACGTCCGCTCAGACGGCGGTGGAGGCTGGCAAGTACACCACTGGTGCCGTGACCGTGGCCGCGATGCCCTCTGGTACCGCTGGCACTCCCACAGCAACCAAGGGAACCGTATCCAACCACTCCGTCTCAGTGACCCCATCTGTGACCAACACGACGGGCTACATCACGGGCGGCACCAAAAACGGCACGGCTGTGTCCGTCAGCGCCTCCGAGCTTGTCTCTGGCACCTACACGGTCAGCGCGAGCGGCACCCATGACGTGACCAACTACGCATCGGCGAGCGTAGCGGCTGGCGGCGCGACAGCATCGGCCACCAAGGGAACCGTCTCGAACCACAGCGTCACGGTGACGCCCTCTGTGACACGCACGGCTGGTTACGTCACCGCTGGCAGCTCCAATGGCACGGCTGTCACAGTCTCGGCTTCCGAGCTTGTGAGCGGAACCAAGGCCATCACGGGTGCAGGCACCACCGACGTGACCGATTATGCGTCGGTATCCGTGGCGAGCGGCGGAGCGACGGCGAGCGCGACCAAGGGCGCGGTGTCCAACCACTCCGTCACCGTGACCCCATCGGTCACCCGCACGGCAGGATGGGTAACCGCTGGCAGCTCCAACGGTACGGCGGTCACCGTGAGTGCGTCCGAGCTGGTAAGCGGTTCGCAGACCATCACGGAGAACGGCACGGTGGACGTGACCAACCTAGCGAGCGTCACCGTGGCGCTGGACTTCGTGACATATCACACGTCGACCTCCGCGCCTACCAGCTCGCAGGGCAGCGACGGCGACGTATGGCTGGTGACTAGCTAATGGCGACCGAAACGCTGACCGCCACGAGCTACCCCACAGCCTACGAGACGAGCGGCTCCATCAGCGGCACCCGCTATCAGTCGGCCATCGGCAAGGGCAGCGACACCTCAGCCGTGAGCGGTAACGACTACGCCAGCGGCGGCAGCAGCTCCAAGGCGTACATCTACTACAGCTTCGACTTCGACGCCATCCCAGACAGCGCCACCATCGACTCGGTGGAGTGCACCGTCAAGGGACACGCCGAGAACACCAGCCGCTCGACCTGCAACCTGCAACTCTACGTCGGCACCTCCACTGCCAAGGGCAGCAGCTCGAAGTTCACGAGCACGTCTGCCCAGACCCTCACGCTGACCACTGGCACGTGGACGGTGGCCGAGGTCAAAGACATGCGGCTCCGTTTTGAGATTGGCTACTATGGCGGTCTGGTGAACGGGGCCACCGTCACCGTCACGTACACCTTCAACGCGACAAAGTGGCGCATCACTGTCTCCAACTCCACGTCCGTCGCGGTCACAACGTCCGACGCCGAGGTGTACGACGGTGAATCCGCTACCATCACGGCGGCATCGCTTGACGGCATCACCATCACCGACAACGGCACCGACGTGACCTCGCAGTTCGCGCAGGCACCAGACGGCAGCGTGTCGGCCACGCCCGAGTCATACGAGCTGAACGGCTCGATTCACGGCAGCTACTACCAGAGCGCCATCGGGCACGACGCCGACTACACGGGCGGCACCACCTCAAGCGACTACGCCAGCAGCGACACGGCATCGGTGGACTACCTGTTTGACTTCTCTGGCATCCCCGAAGGGGCCAGCATCACTTCGGTGAGCGTGAGGGTGCGCGGCCACGCGGAGAGCACGTCGCAATCGTCAGAGGTCGCAACGCTTCGGCTCTACAGTGGCTCCACGGCCAAGGGCAGCGAGACCGAGTTCACCAGCGAGAGCAACGCCGTGGTCACCATGGATGCTGGCACGTGGACGAGGGCCGAGCTACAGGACGCAAGGCTGCGCTTCACCGTGGGCTACTACGGCGGCGCTGTGGTAGGCGCGACGTGGACGGTGAGCTATGAGGTCAACGGCTACACGTACACCATCGCCAACGTCACCGCCGACCACGCCATCGTGGTCGCCGAGGAAAGCACGACGGCGCTCTACGTCAAGCAAGGCTCCGCATGGGTGCAGGTCACCCGCGCGTTTGTCAAGAGCGGCGGCACGTGGACAGAGGTAGCATTGGACTCGGCATTCGACCAGACGAAGAGATACAGGAGGGGGTGAGCCTCAGTGAACACTTGGCAGCAATTCCTGTCGTGGGCGGCTCCTATACTGAGCACGGTCATCATCACGGCTGCGACGGGAAGAATCAACCAGCGATTGAAGGACGGCGAGCGCAAGCGCGACGAGGCCAAGGCTGAGACGGACGAGAAGCGGAGAGTGGAGGCAGAGTGGCGCAAGCAGATGAGCGAGCACATGAGTGCTCAGGACGCCCAGATGGCCCTCATGACCTCATCCCTGCAATCGACCATGAGGGCGTCGCTCATTCATAACGCCGAGAAGTACTTCACGCGCGGCACCATCACGCCAGAAGAGCATGCGTCATGGTGCGATATGCACGACCGCTACTCGGCAATGGGGTTCAACGGCCTCATCGACACGTACAGGGAGCACATCGACGCGCTCCCGCACGTCACGATTGACGCGCTCGTGGGCAATTGACGCTCACGGTTTCCAGTGGTAAAAACGGCGTTGGGAGGCTCAGATGCAGTACGTTCTTCCAGATAGGCTCTACCAGATTATCAAGTGGCTCGTGGCCCTTGTCATCCCTGCGGCCACCACGCTCTACGTGACCCTTGCCCCAGTGTGGGGCTGGCCCCTCGCTGAGCAGGTCGCAAAGACCAGCGCGGCGGTCTGCACGTTCCTAGGTGCGGTCATGGGCTATTCGCAGGTGACGGCAAAGAAGGCAGAAGGAGAGTAGCATGGCATCACCGCAGGAACGTCTCGTGGCTTGGGCCAAGGCTCAGGTCGGCACAACGGCATACAGCGGCAAGCGCAACAAGTACGCCGACTACATGGACAAGCTTGGCATGTACAACGGCCCCAAGTCTGGATACGACTGGTGCGACGTGTTCTATGACTGCGGCATCGCGCAGGTCTTCGGCCCTGACAAGGTTCAGCCGATGCTCAACCAGCCCAAGGGCGGCTGCGGCGCGGGCTGCACCTACAGCGCCCAGTATTACAAGGACATGGGCCGCTGGTCTAACGAACCGTCGCTTGGCGCCCAGATTTTCTTCGGCGACTACGACCACACTGGCGTCGTGGTCGGCTACAACAACTCCTACGTGTACACCGTCGAGGGAAACACGGGCTATTCGCAGGGCTACAGGGGCGGCGCGGTACTCTCCCGCACCTACGACCGTTGGGACTCTTGGATTACTGGATACGGCACGCCCCGATGGGACTTGGCTGGCGGCGGCGGCAAGGAAGAGAAGTCTGGCCTTGAGGTCGACGGCTACCTCGGCCCCGCAAGCGTGACCGCTTGGCAGCAGGCGCTCGGCACCTACGCGGACGGCGTAATCAGCGGACAAGACCCCATCAATAAGGAGTATCTGTACCGCATTACTTCCATCACGTGGGACTACGGCGGCTCCCAGCTCGTCCGTGCCATCCAGCGCAAGGTCGGCGCGGGCGTGGATGGCTACCTCGGCCCGCAGACGGTCAAGGCCATCCAGAAGTTCGTCGGCGTGACGCAGGACGGCTACCTCGGCCCCAAGACCGCCATGGCCGTGCAGCGCACCCTCAACGACGGCAAGTGGCGCTAGAGTGCATAAGGTGGGTCACGATTGCCGCGATGGTGCTCACGTTCATCGTCACGGCAACGTGGCTCTCCATGGACGATTGAGCAAGGTTGTCTGCGCGGTAGCCAAGGCGACTGCGATTGCGTACCTGTGGTTCATCGCGCTCACCTTGCTGGTAAAGCTTCTGTTTGGCATCTTTTCGTAGAGGCTTCTTTATCCAAAGACGTATGACGGCGTGATTGAGCGCATAAGGCAGTTGGGTTAGAATAAGACTGCGCTCGCGCGGGGTATCCGCGTTCGGCTACCATCGGCCAGAAACGATGGAGGGACCTAGGCAAGTCCAAGTAAAAGGCCTGCATGGAATCGCCCGCGAAAGCTTCGGTCGAGCGGTGGCCCCATCGGATGCGTCTGGTGGGGCTATTTTTTTCAAAAAAGTCTTGACATCATCTTGCATAATGTGCTATAGTATATTCAAGCAAGAGGGGAGAGCACAGGGCCTACCCCAGACGGGAGCACAGAGATGACCACTCGCAAGTATTACGCAATGCACTACGCAGGAATCTACGCCTACGCCTTCGACAGCAAGGGCCTCCGCGACTACTACTGCAAGCGCCGCTCCAACCGACAGTTCAAGCCTTGCAGCCCAGAAGCAGCCCAGAGCGCCCGTCACATAAAGGATATGGCCGACGAGAAGAGCTGGATGGGCAACGATATGTTCATCATCTCAGAGTACCAAGCAATGGTCAAGGAAGCCTAACCAGAGGGCGACAGACAATAAGAAGGGAGCACGACATGGATTGGGTCTACGATGACGGGGGACGTTCCAAGTACTTCAATGGCACGGCTGGCGATTGCGTGTGCAGAGCCGTGGCAATCGCGACGGGCAAGGACTACATGGAGGTGTACGGCGATATCAACGCACTGGCAAAGAGGGAGCGCACTGGCAAGCGCAAGCGCGGGGTCAGCAGTGCTAGGAACGGGGTCTACAAGGCAACTATACGCAAGCTCATGGAGTCGTATGGTTGGCGGTGGCACCCGACCATGCTGGTCGGTCAGGGCTGCAAGGTGCATCTGAGAGACGGGGAGCTGCCAAGCGGCAGAATCGTCGTAAACCTCAGCAAGCACGTCACGTGCGTCATCGACGGTGTGATTCACGACACCTACGACCCAAGCAGAGAAGGAACGAGGTGCGTTTACGGGTATTGGCAGAAAGCCTAGATACAGGCCCCGAGAAATCGGGGCCAATTTTTTTGAGATTCACGACTCCATATGCGCGTGTGTGTGCTATAATATAATCAAGCAAGGGGCACAGGGCCTCGGGCAGAGGGGAGCACATCATGAGCAAGCAGTTCGCAGAGCAGATTATCGACTCCATGGTTGACGAGAACGGCCACTGCGGTGACCGCGCCCTGAGCGCCAAGCAGTTCCTCATCCTCTCCGAGCACCTTCACAAGGGCGAGGAGGAAATCGTCGGAGGCTGGAACGGCAACTACAAGACCATCGACTTCACATCGACCAACTACGAGGGCAACATCGGTAAGTACTTCGTGGTCCTCAACGAGTTCTGGCACTTCCACGTTCGCTACACCGTGGTCAGCATAGACCTCCGCGACGCCGACGAGTATCAGGCTGAGCTTGAGGCCGAAGCCAAGCTGAAGGCCCTGCGCGACTTCAGCGGCTCCGAGTGGGTTGCCGAACCCAAGAAGCGCATCGAGTTCGAGCTGACCCTCGTGAACGACTATGTCTATGACGGGTGCACCTACAGCTACTACGACAGCGGAGTTCGCCACATCTACACCTTCCGCGACGGTCATGGCAACTGCATCGTCTGGAAGACCTCGAACCCTCTGGGCGTCTGGGTGGAAGACGAGAACGGCTGCGAGGAATGGGTAGAGGCCGAGATTGGCGACACCGTGACCATGAAGGCGACCGTCAAGGAACACGGCGAGTACAAAGACACCAAGCAGACGGTCATCACGAGGCCGAAAATCGCCGCAATCTCCAAGGCGGCATAAGTTACCCAGCGACCGACAGAAAGGGGTCTTAAAACGGCTTACAGAGGCCCTGCGGGGCCTCTTTTGCTATACTTGCCGCAGACCTGCCCACACGGGTTCGGCTGAGCCTGACAGCCAGAAACCAACAGGCCCTCTTGGCGGTGTGGGGCAACGCCTTGCTATCTGCACACGCGCGGATAAAGAAGCTTCCGCGAGAACAAGACGGAGGCACCATGATTCCAACCTACCAAGACTTCCTTGAGGCCGATGACGTGACGAAGTTCGTGGAGTCGGCCATAGGAACCTACAAGCTGTCAAAGACGTACAAGACGGCCAAGCTGGCAGACGAGTACGACGCACAGAGGAACCCGACAGTGACAAAGACCATACGCACGCTCTTCGACGTGCAGGGGGCAAAGGTCACAGACCGCACCGTGAGCAACCACCGCATCGCGTCCAACCTCTTCAACAGGCTCAACACGCAGCGTTGCATGTACTCTCTGGGCAACGGGGTCAGCTTCATCGACCCCTACGAGGCTCGTGACGGCGAGACCGACACCACGAAGGAGGCGCTTGGGCAGCACTTCGACCACATCATCAAGGAGGCGGGCTATCACGCCCTGATTCACGGAGTTGTCTACCTGCTGTGGGATGTGAACGAGGTCTACGAGTTCAAGGCCACCGAGGTTGTTCCCCTCGATGACGAGGTTGACGGCTCGCTCAGGGCATGCATACGCTTCTGGCAGCTCGACAGCAGCAAGCCACTCAACGCCGTCCTTTACGAGGCAGACGGCTACACGACCTACCAGACCGTCAGCGGCAAGCTCCAACAGGTCAGCGAGAAGTCACCTTACGCGATAACCTACCAGTACACCAACGTCGACGAGATGGTGCCAACATCGGAGGACAACTACAACGCCCTTCCCGTGGTCAGGATGTACGGCTCTAGGCTCAAGCAGAGCACGCTCGTGGGCATGCAAGAGGCCATCGACGCATACGACCTCATCCTCTCTGGCTTCGCCAACGACCTGTCCGACTGTGCGCAAATCTACTGGATAGTGGAGAACTACGGCGGTATGACCGACGATGACCTCAAACAGTTCCTAGACCGCCTGAAGCTCAACCACATAGCCAACGCCGACACGCAGGCTGGCGGCAAGGTCACCCCATATACGCAGGAGATACCGTATCAGGCCCGCAAGGCGTTCCTCGATGACCTCAAGGCGAGAATCTACGAGGACTTCGGCGCCTTGGACGTTCACGTGATATCGGCGGGTGCGACCAACGACCACATCGACGCGGCCTACCAGCCGTTGGACGAGAACGCCGCAGACTTTGAGCACTGGGTCAGCGACGCCATCGTGCAGCTCCTTGCCCTTCAGGGCATCGATGACTCTCCCGTCTTCAAGCGCCAGCGAATCAGCAACCAGAAGGAGCAAGTCGAAATGCTCGTCCAAGAGGCGGCTTGGCTCGACCAGAACACCATCCTGCGCAAGCTCCCGAACCTCACCCCAGACGAGGTCAACGCCGTCATCACGGCAAACGAGGACGAGGACATGGATAGGTTCAGCGTCGGCAGCGAAGCGAAGAGTGAAGAGGGCGGCGCCATTTAGCGGGCAATCGTGATAGGGTGCGTCGCATTGGAGCGAAGATGGCAGACCAAGCGCACGAGTGGACAGACGGAGAAATCGAAAGGCTTGAGCGGAGGTTTCGACGCCAATATAACCAAGCCACGCGAGAGATGCGGAAGCGTCTCGATGACATGATGGAATCCTACGAAAAGGAGAACGCCGACTGGAAGCAGCGCGTCAAGTCTGGCGATGCCACTCAGGAAGAGTATGACGGATGGCTGAAGGACCAAGCAACCGACAGGGCCTTCGTGCAGAGCATGGCCCAGACGCTTGCTCGGGACGCCAACAGGGCAAACCAGCTTGCCATGGATACGGTGAACGACGCAATACCATCGGTGTTTGCGGAGAATGCGAACTACGCCGTGTTCGAGGTCGAGCACGGGATAGGGTACGAGACGCACGCCTTCGACCTCTACGACCAAAGCACGGTGAGGCGCCTCATAAGGGACGAGCCAGAGCTTCTTCCCCCGATTCCCAAGCAGAAGATGGACAATGGGCGAGACCTGCGATGGAACCGACAGAAGTTTGCAAGCGTGATAACCCAAAGCGTTCTTCAGGGCGAGTCGATACCTAGGGCCGCAGACCGCATAGGACGGGTCATGAGGATGAACGAGGCCGCTGCCACAAGGGCCGCTCGCACCGCGTTGACTGGCGCTGAGAACGCTGGACGGGTCGACAGCTATCGTCGCGCACAAAGCATCGGAATCGAGCTTGAGCAGGAGTGGCTTGCAACCCTTGACGAGCGGACTAGGCACAGCCACCGAGAGCTTGACGGGCAGCACGTGCCAGTCGGCGAGAAGTTCAGAGTTCCGTCGAGCGGACACGAGCTTGAGTTCCCAGCAGACCCGAAGGCCGACCCTTCGGAGGTTTGGAACTGCCGATGCACCCTCGTCGCTTGGTTCCCCGAGGACGGTCAGGAGTCGATGGACGGGCGTTGGAGCAGGCTCCCGAAGGGCATGACGTACGAGGAATGGAAGGGCCAGAAGGCACAAGAGACGGCTGCTGCGAACGACGGCAACCCGACAGAGCTTGCTGGCGTGAGGCGTGGTGCGCCAATGACCTTCGCAGAGGCCAACGAGATGCGCGGCAACCCGAACTACGACATCGCGCGTGCAGCTAGGGAAAGGCTTGTTTCGGCCAGAGACGCCTACTACGGCGAGCTTAACGGTCAGGTCGAGTCGGCAAGCTTCGACAGGCAGAGAATCGAAAGGCTCAAGAAGGAGATGGAGGACGCCGAACGTGCATATGCCGTCGCAAGGAGGGAGCAGAACGGCTACAGGGAGAACTGCCAGACTTGCGTTGTAGCCAACGAGGCGAGGCGTAGGGGCTACGACGTTCAGGCGAAGGCGAACACAAGCGGCTCCGTCAGCGAAAGGCTCTCAAGGCGCACCAACTTGGCTTGGATTGACCCGACAACTGGAACGCACCCTCGGTACATCAGGTACGACGGCGAGGGCAGGAGCGACACATACGGCGAGCCTATACCCACCCACAGGAGGTTCGTCCAGTGGCTTCAGTCGGAAGGGACAATCGAGGCGGGAGCACGCTACACAATCGAGTTCGGATGGAAGGGGCGCTCTAGGATTGGCCACATCGTCTGCATCGAGAGGACGGATGACGGACTCAGGATGTACGACCCGCAATGCGGCGAGACATACGACGAGAGCGGCATAAGCGAATACCTCAAGCAGGTCAAGTTCAAGTCGACCTCTGGCGGGCTTACCTATGCTGACGGCCCGCAGCTTCTAAAGGTGAGCGACTACGAGTTTGACACGTCGATATGCGACATGATTTTGGAGGCGGCTGGAAATGGTTCCGCAGGAAGTTCTCGATGACGCCAAGGCGCTCGGCTTTGGCACCGAGGAAATGGAGCTTACGAGCGGCGAGACCGTCTGGCTTCTCGTCCCTCGTGGCGAGGCGAAGGTCGGGCTTCCGCTCTACCTGCACTACGTCGACGGCATCCTTACAACGTCAAGCCATGCCGAGTCGGTTGCGCTCCTGTCAGACCCAGCGTTTGCGGGAGGCGAGTAGACATGGCGAGCCTAGCCGACAGGTACCAAGCTAGGATTGACCGAGAGGGCAGCTTCCGCACGCCGAAGAAGTTCAGCCCGAGCGGCAAGAGGGTCGGTGGTGGCACGCTGGTCACACAGTCGACGGTCAACGCAATCCGTGGCGACGAGATTGGCAACGTCATCATCCTAGAGAACAACTCGGAGCTGATAGCGCACGCGATAAGGCAGGCCGTGGCGGTCGCTCTGGAAGAGATTGGACTCGTGGCCGAGGCATATGCAAAGAAGCTCTGCCCAGTCGACACGGGCAGGCTCCGCAACTCAATCACGCACGCGATAACGTCGGTCGACAACAACGAGGTGTACATCGGCACCAACGTCAGCTATGCCCCATACGTGGAGAACGGCACCAGCAGGAGGGAGGGCGCGCACTTCCTTCGCGGGGCTGCTCAAGACCACGGAGACAGGTACCGCGCGATATTGGAGAAGCACCTCAAAAACGGCTAGAAATTTTTCAAAATCCCGCGTGACCTCCCGTCTGTATGTGCTATAATATACCCAAGCAAAGGGGATAAGGCACAGGGCCTACCTCAGATGGGAGCACAGAGATGACCAAGAAGTTCAGCGTCTGCATCACCAACGCGCCAGTCGCAGAGTACCATCCGACCACTTACCTCTCCGAGGAGTTCAAGTCTATGGAAGAGGCGCAGGCCCGTTTCGAAGAGCTTGCCAAGAACCTCAAGAGTGACTGGCCGAAGGGCTTCGAGCTTTGGTTGGGCACTTACGACGGCGGCTGGAGTTGGTCGACCGTCAAGGACATCAAGAACTTCTAGCAGCCAACGGCCAAGGGGAGGGGCCTAAACCTCCCCAAACTTTTTTCTGATTCCCAGCGACCTGCGCTGTTATGTGTGCTATATTATATTTGTCAGGAGGCACAGGGCCTCCGAAGACCGAAGGGAGCACGTCATGAAGTTCAAGTATTTCAAGGCCGACCACACCACCACCATCGAAGAGGCCAAGAAGCAGTACTACCGACTCTGCATGCGCTGGCACCCCGACCGCCCGAACGGCGACCTTGAGGCCATGAAGGCCGTCAACGCCGAGTTCGACTACCTCAAGAAGCACAACTACAACATCCACGAGAGCAAGGACGGCGGCACCTACACCGACTGGAATCAGGACATGCCCGATGACGTGACCGACGCCTTCGCCGACATCATCTCGCAGCTCGTGACCATGGCTGGAATCGAGATTGAGATTTGCGGCTCTTGGCTCTGGGTCGGCGGCAACACCCGCGAGCACAAGGATGCTCTCAAGGGCATGGGCATGCGCTGGGCCAGCAAGAAGAGGCGCTGGTACAAGGCTCCCAAGGACTGGAAGCGCAAGAACCACCGCGAGCTGACTATGGACGAGATTCGTGACAGGTTCGGTTCGCAGCACGTGGCAACGACGGAGCGCTTGGCTCTGGCGATGTAGCAATGTAGGCTGAGGGGGCTGGTGGAGCTGCCAGCCCCCTCGCAAAGAGAAGGGAGAGACCAGTGGGCCTCGACATGTATCTGTACACCAACAGCCCCGAGCTTGCAAGCGAGGTGCACGAGACGGAGCCTTACGGCGAGTACATCACCGACTGGTACCGCAAGAGCGGTATCGTGCTGTACTGGCGCAAGACCAACTGCATCCACAAGTGGTTCGTCGACCACGTGCAGGGCGGGAGGGATGACTGCGGCACCTACGACGTGGAGGTCGAGCAGCTCGAAGAGCTTCTGTCGACCTGCGAAGAGGTTCTGCACGACCACTCGAAGGCATACGACCTTCTGCCACCGCAGAGCGGCTTCTTCTTCGGCAGCGACGAGGTTGACGAGTGGTATTGGCAAGACCTCGAATTCACCGTCAAGGAGCTTGGCCGCATCCTCGGCATGCTAGTCGACGAGCCTGAGCCGCGTTTCTTCACGCACAAGGTTCACCCCGCTAGGCCAGACTGGTACGTGACCTTCCGCTACAGCAGCAGTTGGTAAAAATTCTCGGGCCTCCCCTCCAAAAAGTGTGCTATACTATAGCCATGGGAGGGAGAGGCCCACCCACGTTCTAGGGAGCACGAGATGGCAACGATGAAGAACGTCGAGTACAATGGCAAGACCATCAAGACTAACTACGAGGAATGTGCCGAGTACCCTTACAGCAACGGGGACGTCCGCAAAGGCCAGTTCATTGTCAACGCACAGTACGGCGAGAGCTGGAAACAGCTCTTTGACCGCTGTGTAGAGCGCGGTTTTAAGAGCGTCAGGCTCGTGCGTGTCAGCACGACTGTTCGCGGGTACACCCAGAGTGCTGCAATCTGCAAGCGTTGATGGGGGGGAGGTTAGTTGGCAACCAACTACCAAAGGGGAGCAGGCTTCGAGCGCAAAGTTGCGAAAGACCTAGAAAGCTACGGTTTTGTGTGGGTGCGTTCCGCAGGCTCGCACTCGCCAGCCGACTTGCTTGCGGCGAGGAACACGCTTCTCAGTGCAGTGTACGGCTACAGCGAGGTCGTTGCCGTGCAATGCAAGCGTGACGGGAGGCTCGACCCCGACGAGTGGAACGAGTTCTGGGAGTGGTGCAGGAAAGGGGGAGCGATACCGATACTGGCAAGCAAGGGACCGCGTGGTTCTGGTATAATCTATCACAGATTGACCAGCAGAAAGGACGGCAAGGGCCGTCAGCCGTTGGCACCGTGGGTGCCTCAGAGATTGGAGCAGGAGTGAAGTTTCGAGACCTTACGGCAGAGGAAATCGAAGTCAGGGTAAGCAGGGTCACACAGGCTGGCGTGGAGCTTCTGCTCTACAAGGATGCGAGGTGCGACATGCGCATCCTAGACGAGGCGGTCGGCGCCGAGAACTGGCAATGCCGCTACTACGAGCACAAGAACACGCTTTTCTGCAAGGTAGGCATCAACGTGTGCCGCGACGCTGGAACGGGCTACCACGAATGGGTCTGGAAAGACAACGCGGGGGCGCCGTCCAACATGGAGGCCCAGAAGGGCGAGGCGTCAGACGCCTTCAAGAGGGCATGCTTCACGTGGGGCATCGGGCGCGAGCTTTACACGTCACCCAGAATCTTCGTGTACGCCGACAACTGCAAGGAAATCAAGGTCGGCAAGAACGGCAAGCCGCAGTGCTTCGACCGCTTCCACGTGGAGAAGATTCGCATAGAGGGCGGGCGCATCACTGGCCTGTCAATCTGGAACGACAGCACCAACCGCAGGTGCTTCACTTGGGTCAAGGAGGGCTAATGGAGAACAACAGCGTCCATCTAATCGGCATCGTCAAGCGCGGCGCGAAGGCTGGCAACAACGGCAAGGGCGGGCAGGTTCTCGACTTTGCCTTGCAGGTGACAGACCCGAACACTGGTCGGTACGACATCTTTGATTGCCGACTCACCGAAATCAGCGACGCGATGGAGCAGCTGGAGGGGTTCGTCGAGGAAGGGGAGCAGCTAGAGATTATGGGGCATCTGGTGAAGAGGACGAGCACGGAGAGCCAGCGAATCGCTGGCGTCTGGATAGACGTCCGCTCGACGGCAACCGTGGTCTACGTCGACAGCATCGTGGAAGAGGATTAGCAATGAGCATCAATCGTGTGAACGTCTCTGGAAACCTTACGCGCGACCCGCAGGTTCGCTCCACCCAGTCGGGAACCACCATCCTGACGCTTGGCCTAGCCGTGAACGACCGACGCAAGAACCCGCAGACGGGCGAGTGGGAAGACCACCCAAACTTCGTCGATTGCGTCATGTACGGCAAGCGTGCCGAGTCCGTTAGCCGCTACCTGACCAAGGGCGCAAAGGTCGCAATCGAGGGCAAGCTGCGCTACAGCACTTGGGAGAAGGACGGCCAGAAGCGCTCCAAGCTTGAGGTCGTGGTCGAGGAAATCGAGTTCCTGAGCCAATCTAAGGCCGATTCTGGCCGCTCTGGCGCAGGGCGCGACAACTACTCAGGGGAGTCCTACGGAGGGCCTAGAAACGGCTCTCAGGGCGCCTACGAGTACGAGGACATCCCATTCTGAGGGCGGGTGAAGGTGACCTATGAGCGAGCCTAGCGACCTCTACTCGGAGCTGCTTCAGAAGCGCAGAGAGCTTGACGTGTGCGTCAGGGAGCTGCGGAAGAGCGGCACGGCCTACGCCGAGGCCGAGCGTGCCTACAACATCAAGAAGCGAGAGGTCAGTCTCAGGCTCCGAGCCGAGGACATGCCCATCGGCATGATTCAGCTAACGTGTCGCGGCGTACCAGAGGTGGCCGACCTCAGATTCGAGCGGGACGTAGCGGAGACCGTCTACAGGGCGAACGTCGAGGCAATCAACTCTTGCAAGCTGCACCTCAAGCTCATAGAGGCCCAGATTGAGCGGGAGTGGGGGCAGGCGCGATGAAGAGACCGAGCCTATACCCAGACCGCGACCAAGGCTGCTTCTTCTGCGGGAACCCCTACGTGGAGCTGCACCACATCTACCCGTCTTCGAGGCGTCCGATATCCGACCGCGAGGGTTGCACCGTGTGGCTCTGCCACGAACACCACCAAGGAAGGCGCGGCGTGCACAGCGGCGACAGGACGCTCGACAGGTGGCTCAAGAGGGACTGCCAGCTCCGCTGGGAGAGCAGGGAGGGAATAGACGAGCAAGACCACCACACGTTCATCGCTTTGATGGGGAGGAACTACGCATGAACAAGACCAGTGCCGTCCTACAGTGGCTACAGACTAAAGCGAGCATCAGCAGCATGGAGGCCATCGAGAACTTCGGGGCCACGCGACTCAGCGCCATCATCTTCAACCTCCGCAAGAAGGGCTACAACATCGAGACTGTGACCTGCGAGGGCGTAGACCGCTTCGGCAACAGGATGCAGTTCGCCCGCTACTATCTCAGAGATTCCCCCTCGCAAGATGGAGGAAATGAGCTATAATAGCAAACACGATGGGTCCAGCATCGTTTATGTGCTACAGTGATACTCACACCCGCTTAGGCTGCTGGACCCAGCTTAGGCGGGTGTAGTGTTTTGGAGGCACGATGAGGGAAGACAGCTACGTCGTGATTCAGGCGTTCATGGTGAACGACCTGCACCTCAAGGGGAACGAGCTGATTGTGTACGCGACCATCTACGGGTTCACACAGGACGGGAACCATTGGTTCTACGGCACGAAGGGCTACCTCTCCGAGTGGTGCGGAGCTACCAAGGGGACGGTGGGGAACTGTCTCAAGTCACTCACCGACAAGGGCCTGCTTGAGCGTCGGGAGAAGATTGAGCAGGGGCAGGTAAAAATCGAGTACAGGGCCACAAGAAATGTGACCCCCCCATACAAAATTTGTGATACCCCCCATACAAATTTTGCACCCATTAATAAGATAGAAGATAAACCTAAGAGACAACCTAAAGATATAGACGGCAAACGCCCGACCATCGAAGAGGTAAAGGCATACGTCCAAGAGAGGGGCTACCACTTCGACCCTCAGCACTTCTTTGACTACTACTCCGCAAGCGATTGGAAGATGCAGAACGGCAAGCCCGTCAAGAGCTGGAAGCAATGCTGCGTGACGTGGGAGCGTAATTGGGCCAAGAGCAACCCGCAGCCCACTGGAAGGCTCGACGGCTACAACTTCGCTGGCCGACAGGACACAATCACCGTCACCAACGATGCCTACGATTGGAGCGACTATGACGGAATCCAGTTCTGACCGCTGCCCGTACTGCGGCATGCCCTACGAGACCTACAGCGTCCCGAGCGTCAGGGGAAGGGCGCACGTGCTCAGGCGCGAGTGCCAGTGCGACGGCGCCAAGGAGGCAGCTAGGGCCGAGTTCATAAGGCTCAGGGCTGGCGAGCTTACCAAGGCTTGGAGGGCCACTGGCGTGCCAGAGCGCTTCTGGGGAGTGCAGCCAGACAATGATGGCCTAAATGAGCTTGAGGCCCATCAAGGGCTATACCTGAGCGGGCCTATGGGAACGGGGAAGACCACGACGGCCTGCCGCATCCTCAAGGCATACGTCAGGAAGAACCAGCGCGACGGGTGGGTGTCGGCTAGGTTCGTGAGCGTACCAGACTGGCTGGCGTCAATGAGGGGCCAGTGGGGAGACGTGGAGGAAGACCGTTTCCAGCGGGCTGCTGGGTGCAAGCTGCTCGTGCTCGATGACATAGGCAAGGGCAAGCCCACGGCATGGAGCGTCGAAAAGCTGTTCCGACTGGTCGACAGCCGATACAACCACGCGAAGCCGACCATACTCACGAGCAACTACGACCTCGGCGACCTTGGCGAGCGGTATGCGGTCGACGGTGACCACGAGACGGCTGACGCCATGGTGAGCCGCTTGGCAGAGATGTGCGCGGGGCTTGTCTTCGGCGGGCCAGACCTCCGAAAAAAGTGAAAAATTCTCGGCAACCTCCCGTCACTAATGTGCTATAGTACCAGTAACGGGAGGGGAGAGGCCCCTACGTGAGAGACGGGAGCACGAAATGAGCAAGAGCTACTACGCGGCATACCATCGCTACGGAATCGAGTTCTGCAACGACTACGGCACGCTCTACCGCTTCGCCACCAAAGCCGAGCGAGACCAGTTCGTAGAGGATGCCAACTTCAACGAGGCCGCTGCATACGGCGGCTACCGCACCGAGGCCGTGACGAGTACAGAGGCCCGCAGGCACTTCCCGCTCGCCTTCCGCAAGCTCGAATACCACGACTTCGCAGACGAGCGCGACTGGAAGGCGCTCGACAACGATGGCAGCGCGTACTGGTGCACCTACAACTACTAGGGAGGAAGAGATGGACAGCGAGGCAATCACCAAGAGCATCCAGACCAGCATAAGGAGCTACGAGGCGCGGAAGGAGGCGTGCGACAGGGCCACCATAGAGCACATCATGGACGGTGAGTACGAGGCGGCATCCATGAAGCTCAACGAAGCCGCTCAGTACGCGGCATGCATCACCGAGCTAGAGTTCACGCTCGAAGTGATGGAGTGCCTGAGCTAATGGGGTCTCCAATCGTCTATCATTGCCACGGGGCGAGAGCCGAAAGGGGAAACCGTGGCAAGGGGGTCTCATGAGACAGAGCAAGGCAGACGCGCCGAAGGGCTGGACTGAGCTGGAGGATGACATGCTCAGGGCCTACTACCAGAAGTACGGCCCGAGCTGGATAGGATGGCAGGAGGTTCTGCCGAACCGAACCATGAGGGCGCTGAGGGAGCGGGCTAGGCGCATTGGTCTCGCAAAGCCGAGCCAGCGCACCAAGCAGGAGAGCAAGCCCAAGTCGATGAGGACGCCAAAGGAGGTCGAGGAGACTATCGACCCATACGAGGGGTTCGTCTTTCGTAGGATGCGGCAGGGCTTCACGCCGCAGGAGATAGACCGAGAGAAGCGTTGGCAGTACGGCACCGCCCGCCTGATAATGAGCGAGATGTGGGCAAGGGAGAGGCGAGAGTTCGAGAAGGGAGAAGGCTATGAATGACGATTACTACTACGACGACACGCCAGTCATGTGCGATACGTGCTGGTACTGCTGGACGGGTGAGCGCCCGAGCGAGCACGACCCGTTCGGCTGGCTCCCCGCAGCGGAGCGCAAGGAGATGCACAAGAGGTACGGAATGTGCATGCAGCAGCCCGACGAGCCTACGCTGGTGCACCAAAGCTGGGAGGGCAAGGACATGCCGTGCTGCGGCGAGCAGTGGGTTGGGAGGCCCAAGTGAGCGACGAGCTGCGCAAGAGGGCCTTGGAAGAGCTTGAGCGGGCTATCAGCGAGTACGAGGACGAGCTTGAGGCGCTCAGGAACGAGAACAGGGCGTTGCAGAGCAGCCTTCTGCCACCCATGTCCATCATGAGCCAAGACATCCTTGACAGTGGCGGTTTCTGGCGGTTCGTCAAACAAGATGACGGCACGCTCGGCCTGCTCTGGGATGACTCAATCGGCAATGTGCTGGAAGAGCACGGATGGGTTCGCAAAGACGAGTACGACGAGCTGCATGAGCTGGTGCGCTATGCGTATGAGTGTGCTATTCACAGTGACCACGCAACCTGTGACGATTGCAGGCGGATGAACAGCAGGTGCATTCTCGCCGACCGCATGCAAGAGCTTGGAATCGAGGTGTCAGATGGCTGAGAGCGTAAGGCGGCTCGAAAGGGCACTGGACGCCAGCACGAGGCGCGTGGACGAGCTGTGCAGGGAGAACGGGAAGCTGCGGGGGCTGTGCGTGAAGGCATTGGAATGGCTTAGGTGGGCGGGCGGAATCACATGCCCGCCAGAAGTACCTGACGAGTTCGCCGACAGCCTGCGCGAGCTGGGAATCGAGGTAAGCGAATGAGCATGATGGTGACTAGGTGCAAGTTCGTCCACAACCTGAAGTGCGAGGAGGTTAGCCGACACATCCACGAGCTGCACGAGCTGGTCGAGGACATGCTGGACTACATCGAAATCCGCGAGGCATTCGGAAGGCCTCCCACATCCGAAAGGTACGAGGAGTTCGCGCAGCGTGCGGAAGAGCTGGGAATCGAGGTGTAGGTATGAGCACGTTAGCGGATGCAATGCTTGCATGGAAGGCAAAGCTGACTACGCAGATGACGCCAGAGCAAGTCTTGACGCTGAGGTCTGATGTAAACGTCTTTGTGGATGACGTGCGATTTCTTGAGGACGAGAACGCCAAGCTGCGGGGGCTGGTTCGGGACATGTTTTACGCGGTGCATCCATTAGACCGCGAGAAGTTCCTGACCAACGTGGCCGAGCTGGGGGTGGACGATGGCTAGGCGCAACAGGCCCTTCGCCGACCTCGCGGGCTTCACGCGCCACTGCTGGGAGTGCGCCCACGCCAAAGGCTGGGCGGACGACATGGCTGCGTGCGACGTCACGGGCAGGTTCGTCTATAAGTTCGACTCGCCCAACAACCAGTGCAGCCACCTGCCAACAGAGTGCCGATACGAGCTGGGGGTGGACGATGGCTGAGCACGAGGGCATCTGGTCTGAGTATCGCCCGACCTACTGGGACGGATGGAGTGCCGTCAAGCGCATGGGTGGCCTAGTGCGGTGCAGGGATTGCGAGTGGTTCGATTTTGACATCTGTGCATGCAAGCGGAGGCCGTTGCATATGGCAGTCGAGCCTGACGGCTTCTGCGCGTGGGCATCGAGGAAGGGGAGCGAATGAGCATCACGGACGAGCTGAGGACGGGCGGCATCTACAGGTTCCCGTCAAACAGGCGCGTGTTCACTGAGGAGGAGCTGACTGCCATCGCCGACCGAATCGACGCGGAGCACGAGGCTGCGTGCGCCGAGGCATACGGCAACGGCGTCATGTCGGTGCCCATCGCTCTTGACGAGAGCCAGTGGGTCAAGCTGCCCGTGAGCGAGGATGGCGATGTGCTGCACATTGGCGAGCTGGTGGACGAGAAGCTGCCGTTCGGTGGCTATGCGGCCCCTGCGCCCATCGACACGATGGAGCTGAGCCGTGGCGCGAGCGGGTACGTCTGGATGGTGAAGCTGGACGCGGAGAACAGGGCGCTCGTAAGCCCGAAGCTGCTCCGCCACCACCACGAGCCGACCGTCGAGGACGTGCTGCGGGAGTTCGCAGCCAACATTGCCGACGTGCTAGGCGGCGATGACTTCAAGCTCGATGACAACGATGAACTGTACGCCGAGTACGCCGCCAAGCTCCGTCTGGCAAAGGAGGGCGAATGAGTGTCACTTGCGAGCTGTGGGCATACATCGAACAATATGGCGGCAAGCTCATGTCCAACAGGCAGGCTGAGGAACTCGCCACCATTGCAGAACACATCGACCAAGCCCACGAGAGCGCCATGTACGACATGCGGCGCGAGCATGACGAGTGGGTGGCAGACCGAGACGCCAACTGGGTCAAGCTTCCACTGGACGCAGACGGCATGCCGATTCGCGTGGGGGACGTGATGGAGAACGTTGTCAGCCCGTCTATCCATCGTGAGGTCACGGGCGTTGGTGTCGAGTGCTTCTACGCATGGGAAGATGGCTTCGGTCGTTATTCGCAGTTCGATGCTCCCAACTACCGCCACCACCACGAGCCGACCGTCGAGGACGTGCTGCGGGAGTTCGCAGAGAAGGTCATCGACTCCCAGATACCGAGCGTGCATCCGACATACGAGGAAGCCATTGCCGAGTACGCCGCCAAGCTCAGGCTGGCAGGTGATGCCGAATGAAGCACTTCGACCTGTCCGAGGTCAGCATGACCTACACGAGCAATACCACGGGGCAGACCATCGACATGAGCACGACCATGGTCACGATTCCAGACCCCCATCACCGCTACGATGTGACGATGGGAGACAGGCACCTGAGCTTCATGGCCTGCGACGTGTTCGACGCATTGGAGAGACTGCTTGCAGGGGGTGAGGTGGACGCATGAGCACGAGCGTATACAAGACAAAGGTGGTGCTCAACCTGCAAGGAACGTCGCTCACGTACTTCTCACCAGAGAATAGCGAGATGGTCATTCGTTGGCTAACTGGGGGTCACCCAGTCTTCTTGCAGACTTTTGACGGGCACTGCGTAATCGTCAATCCCAACCAGATACCAGCGATGGAGGTGTATGCGGAATGACCGCGACCGACGAGCTGCGCCGACTGCTGGACGAGCGCGGGGCGGAGCATTTCGACGGATGCGAGAGCACCTTGTGGGGCTACGAGCAGACCAGCAAGAGCACTGGCGCCTATCGCTACTCCGCAGACGAAATCAGCGGCGGCTTTGTGAATGTGTGGCTTTACCGCCTCACCCCCGCACAGGCCGTCGAGGCTGCGCTGGGACGGGGGACGTGCCACGACACATGGGACGTGGAGCAGACTGGGCGTCTTCGGTTCCAGTGCTCCGAGTGCGGGGCTATGTCGCTGGAAATCACGCCGCGCTACTGCCCCAACTGCGGAGCGAAGGTGGTGACCAAGTGACAGTGACCGAGGAAAACAGACGCTCCGACTCGCTGTACTATGGCGACATCAAGCGCAGGGAGCTTTGCAACATCATCGCAAGGATGGAGTCGGAAAAGGAGAAGCAAATGCTAATCAAGGTCAAGCTGGACGAGGGCGCCTACCTGCCAGAGAGGGCGCACTCCACGGACGCGGGCGCAGACATCCGATGCATGGAGGGGTTCGTGCTTCCGAGCAAGGGGAGCGTGACGGTCAAGACGGGCGTTTACGTGCAGCTCCCCAAGGGGACGGTCGGCATGCTCAAGTCAAAAAGCGGGCTGAACATCAAGCACGGCATAACCTCAGAAGGGGTCATCGACGAGGGGTTTGACGGCGAAATCATGGTCAAGCTCTACAACGACTCGCCAATCCCGCACCACTTCGCAAAGGGCGACAAGATAACCCAACTGGTCGTGATGCCAGTCTGCTACCCGACCTACGCGGCCTTCGATGCCATACAAGGCGGCGAGCGTGGGAGCAGGGGCTACGGAAGCACAGGCCGATAGGGCGTCGGGCCATCCTTCGGGGTGGCCCAAATTTTTTTGAAATTCCCGCTTTGCTCGGCTCCATAATGTGCTATAGTATACCTAGCAAAGGGGGAGAGGCACAGGGCCAACCCCATACCCGAAGGGAGCACGAAATGAAGACCAACCCCGAGACCATCACCGCCAAGGCCATCCTCGCCAACGTCGAGCGCCGCATCGAGCAGGGCCAGAGCCTCCGAATCGTCAAGGTCTGCGACGAGCTGAGCATCTTCGACTGGTGGAACGAGAACCTGAGCATGAGCCAGCTCAAGGCCATGCGCTCGTTCCTCAAGCAGGCAATCAAGATGGGCTACGACGGCTATGTCTGCTTCAAGGTCGGCGCCGCCTACTGCTCAAGCGGCATGTGGGCCTACAAGGCGCTGAGCACCGATGGCTACTCCCCCAAGGGCGAGTTCGTCTACAGGAGCTTCTACTCTGGCAAGAACTACTGGGACGCGCAGCTCGCTGACGGCACTCTCGCATCCGACAAGGCCGAGGATGGCTTCGACTCCATCAAGACGCCCAGCCAGCTCGCCAAGGCCATGCAGGCATAAGTACGCACACGTAAGCAAGGGGCCTCCAAAAGAGGCCCCACAACCATTGGAGACATCAATGCTGACCAACAAGCTCAACCTCCCGCAGCCGTTCGTCGATGCAGCCACGAGCGACCACGAGTACAAGCCGAACCGCTACAGCGTCACCGAGGTGTTGGGAGGAACCTGCGAGGCGATTCTGAAGCGCAGCCATCAGGGCGAGTCAGAGGAAGACGTGGCAGACCGAGTCTGGGCAATCTTCGGCAGCGCCGTCCACAAGGTTTTGCAGGAGGCCGAGGCTACGGACAGCCAGCTACAGGAAAACTGGCTCAGCGTGCCAATCGAGGGAACGCCATACGAGCTTTCTGGCATCTTCGACCTGTACGACGATGCAAACGGCACGGTCACCGACTACAAGACCACGAGCGTCTGGACGGTTACCTTCGGCGACTTCGACAAGTGGAGGAAGCAGACGCTCCTGTACTGCTGGATGCTCAGGAAGCACGGTTTCGACGCAAGGCGCGGCGAGATAGTGGCAATCCTCCGCGACCACAGCCAGCGCAAGGCGATGACTGAGAAGGACTACCCGAGGCACCCAGTCTTCCGCATCGGCTGGGACTTCACTGAAGAGGACTTCGAGCAGGCCGAGCGAGAGCTGTACGAGTGGTTCGACATGCTCACCCACCAGCTCAACTGGGAACAAACTGTGGAAGGACTCATGCCTTGCAGCCCAGAGCAGCGCTGGCACAAGCCTGACAAGTGGGCGGTCATGGAGAAGGGCCGCAAGAAGGCTTTGAGGGTGCTCGACAGCGAGGAAGCGGCCAAGGAGTGGGCAAAGGAAAAGGGCATAGACCTAGACGATTCCAGCCACTACCTAGAGCTTCGCAATGGCGAGGATACCCGCTGTCAGTCGTATTGCTCGGTCGCACAGTTCTGCCCGTATGGGAAGAAGTTCTTCCAAGAAATCTAAAATTCTCGTTGACCAACCCATGATTATGTGCTATAGTATAAACAGCAGGAGGGGAAGGGCCTCTCCGACACGGAAGGGAGCACGAAATGACCACCATCTACACCGACATCCTCAACCAGACCGCAGTCCGCATGCGTGACGCCTACCAGAGCCACGATATCGACGCGTACAACGCCATCAAGAGGTCTGGCGACGAGCTTTACGCCGCGCTCGTTGACGAGGGCTATAAGGTCACATACGACGCGACCTCAGACACCTACGAGGTCACGCGCTAGGAACACGGAGAAGGGAGCAAGGAAATGAGCTTCGAGGCAAGGGCGGCACAGCGCAGGGCGAACAGGGCTAGGCGCCACAAGGCCGAGCAGGTGGCCGACGAAATCATGGGCGCCATATGG